TATAAGTGTCTAGTTGAAAATAAGGGCGGCATGTTGCCCTTGTTAGCAACTACTTTTATTGTAACGTCTAATTTCCATCCGCGAGATATATTTAAATGGGGTGATGAAGTAAACCCTCAACTGCCTGCTCTTGAGCGGCGTGTATCATTTGAATTAATGGAATAAAGTATTATTGCAATTGTCATTGCTTACGTCAATTAAGCGCAGCCCGACGATGGCGGTAAGTGGTCGGTCTCAAGCGAGGAAAAACATAACAAAACCCCGAGATATTAGATTATAGAAATTGTCCGGCGCTTGCCGAAGGCAGGCTGTAGCTGGACTGATGGAGCCGAAGGCGACCAGGTGCCAGCGGCGAAGCCGCTTGCTATAAATACCCCACCCCGTTCATCATTTGTTATCATGGCTCGCGGTACTCATACTCGGAAGAGGTCTCGTCCCTCTTCTTCTTCAAAGGGCCGTACGTTTAAAAGACGTAGAACGGCCAGACGTGGTAAACGGTCCACCAACTTCACATCGCAGTCTGGTATCGGTGGAGGTCTTCGTTTCAAGGCTCGGCGAACTTCCCGTTCTGCATATAAAAAACATTTATGGGATTCAACTTTATTTAAAGAGCATTGGAGATCGAACTTTGCCGCCAATACTACTATGACGACACCAGCATCGGTTGTTTTACAAGGAGTTGTTTCACAGGCTTCGTTACGATTTTTAGCCAATCCTTTTTGGACTGCAGCTGGAGGAACAATTTCTCCTGATTCAACTATGCCTATTCCAAATTTCATCGGAGATGTAATCATAAGAGGTGGAATGATTGGTCTTAGACTGACAAACACGTTTGATACTACAGACAGTTTTCGTAATACGTTATCTGGTACTGTTTACTTGGTTCGAACTTCAAAGAATTATCAACCTGCTGGTATTCCGTCCAGTGTTCCTATTGGTTGGGATCCATCTCTAGTTGCTGATTTCGACACGTTAATTGGGAAGATTGTGTACAAGAAGACTTTCCTACTCCATGATGCGGACAGCGCAAATATTGAGTATAGGTTGCGTACACGTAAGGTAGATGTTGGTGACTACCAAGCCGAATTCAACGAATTAGTGTGGATTATCGTAGGTGGTAACGTGGATGTTTCGTCCGCAAGAGGATTTGCTATATCCTATTATTATAACCTGTCTTTCGCGGCAGATGCTCTGTAATCGTCATGGGTGACGCTAAAACTATGTAACGTACTATAGAAGGAAGGGGCACAGCGTGGGGGTATAGTATTACCCCCCACGCCCTGCTCCCGCCCCCTGCTCCCTATAAATAAAGTCGATCGTTTGCTTTCATTCAATGCCTATCAACTCTCCCCTTCTTCATTTTTGCTTTACACTTAATAACTATGTCGAAGCGGAAGATCTCCCAAGATGCCGAAGTTTCTTCGAAGAGTCGGCTAAATACTGGATCATCGGCTTTGAACAATCAACTGGAGGTACTCCGCACCTCCAGGGGTACGCCTCGCTTCGACGACGCATGCCTTTCGGTACTGTTAGGGATAAGCTTGGCAGTAGGCTCCATATCGAAAGGGCAAGAGGTACTGCTCGACAAAATCGAGAGTATTGCTCAAAAGGTGGAAGATTTGAAGAAGGAGGTCACCTTAATGAAGGAGCAGCAGGTGGCACGAGTCGAGACGACGTTGCTCGCGCCTTCATGGTTGCCGTCAGATCTGGAAATTCAGGGGTGGCTGAGTTCGCCGATACCTTCCCCGGAGCGTATGGCTTCTCCGGTCATAACTTGCTTCGAAACGCTCTCTCACTTCGACAACCCACAGATCGACCTGACATCTCAGTCAGGTGGATCTATGGACCTCCAGGAGTGGGAAAGTCTAGAAAAGCTCATGAACTTCTCCCCTCCGCGTATGTGAAGGAACCTCGCACGAAGTGGTGGAACGGCTATTTATGTGAACCAGATGTTATTATTGACGATTTTGGCCCCGGCGGAATCGATATCAATCACTTGTTACGTTGGTTTGATAGGTATAAGTGTCTAGTTGAAAATAAGGGCGGCATGTTGCCCTTGTTAGCAACTACTTTTATTGTAACGTCTAATTTCCATCCGCGAGATATATTTAAATGGGGTGATGAAGTAAACCCTCAAC